CAAGTATCCTCGTGATATAATTGAAAATATTATCACTCATATTAAAACTATACGGTTTTATACGGTTCTATGGAGCGGTGTACAACATTCACGTATAAAAGTGAAACATGAAAATGTGGATATAAATAAAAATAAATACGAAATAGAACAACAAAATTATCAAACAATTAAATTGAAGTATAAAACTGTAGCAAAAGAGAATATCGAAATATATAACAATAGTATAAATAAATTTATGGATTTAAAAATAAATGCAAATTTAAAAATGCAAATGAATGTCGAATTATCTTATTTTCAATGTTCTAACAAACATTGTGTTTTCATACCGGAACAAAAACAATTATACACAAAAAATGAAGAAATATATTTATTAGTTATTAACAATCATGAAATGTTAACCATAACTGCTGATTCATGTGCAGAAACCATGAAATTAATTAAAATAGTATTAAATAAATATATGAATTTTCAAGATACTATGGAATTATTAATAGAACATATAAATTGTATCAATAATTATAAAAATTATTTAACAGTGACATTACAAAATCAAAAGTTAACATTTAAAATAGAAACTACTGATATACTCGACGAATATATTATCTATTCGTTAAATCCTGAACACTATCAATTAATGCAAAATAATTATACTATGGTGTAGCATTGGACAATGTATAGCATTGATCATAAGAATAGCACATCATTGTTCCAGTAATACGTGATCTTTTTTCTTTGAACAATAATTTTTCATCTTCATTTAAATCTTTTATTATATCTATTAATGCATCTTGAAATACCAATCCTGATACTTTTTTTCTATTTAACTTTTCATTATCCATTAATTTAGATAATACGTTGTCAATTCTATTTTGATTAATATATCCATAACATTTTTCAATTAATAATGTCTCATCATTAGTCATTGTATCAATACTATTACTTTTAAATGATTTACTAGGATATCGTTCTGTAAAATCAGGATTTTTATGTTTAAGAATTATTCTACTGCCATTTTTTCTTATTTCATTTATTGGTTTTATAACATAACCTTCGGACCAATTGTTATCTAATATGGGTAATTCAAACATATTAGGAATATTTGTTATATATTTTGGTTCCAATTTCAACATTTCTTCCAAAGTGCCTCTAAATGAAATAGGTACATATAACATTCCTGTTGTTTCACATAATTGAATTACTAAGTCCATGTCCAAATAATATGATTCGTCTTCAAGAAATACTTTTATATCAAACACTATAAATTCAATATCAGGCGAATATTGTATTTGTTTTTGTACCTTTTTAACTGGTTTATGATGACTAGTTTTTATACCAGTATATCCTCCACCGCATATTTCACCATATATTCTAATCGATAATGCTAATGGATTAATTTCCTTAATAGAATGGAATAATTGTACAACATTTTCATCATACTTTTCTTTAATATAATGTGAATTATTGAATTGGCATAATGCATCATCGCCAATGTATGACGATCGCTTACCCCACTTTATTTCATCATGGTTTACTGTACAAGAGAAATTTGAACCATGTATTTTTTCTAAAGCACACCATTCGACATTAGGTAAAATATGATTGGTAATATGTTCAATGGCTTTTTGATTACTAGAATTTTCAATGCTATCATATTTAACAAAACTATTCATTGTTACCATATAAAAGAAATAGTTTAACGCAATATTTGAAATATTTTTTACGTTCAATACTAATAATAATACTCTAGTTCAAGGTTATAATAATGGCAGATATTATGGGCGCTCAATCAACACAGATTGACGAATTTAATTTGCAAAAATTAATAACTAATGATGCAGGTGAACGTGTTAATCCCAGAATTGGTATCATTGCTAAATCTGGTTCTGGTAAATCATATATTATACGCTCTATAATGTATTATTTATGGAAATCTAATATACCTTGTGGTTTAGTTATTGCACCAACAGATAAAATGAATAAATTTTATGAAGATTTTGTTCCCGAAGTATTTATTCATCATGAATTTAAGGAACAAATTATTTCAAGATTTATGGCTAGACAACGTAAAATGATTGATATTAATAATGAACGCAGAGATAAAGGGAAAAAAGAATTTGATCCTAGAGCATATTTAATTATGGATGATTGTATGAGCAGTAAACATTTGTGGTTAAAAGATCCACAAATTCTATCAATATTTAATGAAGGAAGGCATTATGAGATTGCACCATTTATGTTATCAATGCAATACTCTATCGGTATTCCTCCAGAATTACGTACTAATTTTGATTTTGTTTTTTTATTAGGAGAAGATAATTATTCTAGTAGACGTAAAATTCATGAACATTATGCAGGTATTTTTCCAAAATTTGATTTATTCGATCAAGTATTTAGTCAAATTACTGATAACTATGGTTGTATGGTGTTGAATAATCGTTTAAGATCTACAGATATAAAGAAAAAAGTATTTTGGTTCAGAGCAGATGTACCACCTAAATTTATGTTGGGACTTCGGCGAACTATAAAATATAATAATGAAAACTTTGATAAAAATCATGATAAAAATTCACAAAATTTGGATTTGACAGGTTTTGGTTCTAAAAGAAGACAAATAATAAAGGTTAATATGGTAAATAATACAAAGTAAAAATCGTTATACTATGTATTATAATATATTTAATCATTTTTAAGTAATTTACTATATGACATACAACAATTATATAAATAATAACCTATATGTTCTGTGGTTAATGAGTTAATTTTTTTATAATTATTTTCAGTAACGGTTTTATAATAAGAATTTTTTTCATTTACAACTTTGAAAATTTTTAAACATCGTTTTTCAATATTATTAATTATTTTATCGGAAATTGTCTGCTCATAATTAAAATTATATGAAATTTCAATATAACTTGTCCATGGTTGAAACATTTGTTCATAAAATTGTACCCATTTTTGTTCATTCCATTCTGTATTATAAAATACAACGCGAATGGGAAATGATTTGGACATAAATAATTCTACTAATCTAACTGACCAAGGTTTAACACCACATAAATCCAATACATATTTATAGTTGCATAAATTATAAAAAGGTTTATAATTATCATTAATTTGAATATTAAATGGTTTTTCTAATGAAACCATTTTTTCTCTGATCATTGAACGTTTTATAGATGTACTCGAACCTTTAAAATATATTTCATTAATTTTATTATTATTACAATAATTATTAAATTTTTTTAATTTTTGTTTATATTTCAAAAAATTAAAATCAGGTATCAAAAATCCTTTTTTATTCATTGGTTTAGCATAACTAAATGTAGGATAATTGTATTGAAAATTATAACTATCGCCACGATTCATATAAAATGTTCCATTAATAGGAGTTAAATTATTATTTTTACTATATTTTATTGCTAATTTAAATACATTATGTAATGATAAAACTCGGTCACCAAAATCATTTGTAGGTATTTTGCTGATTATTTTATTATTAACAATAATCATATTATAATAATGTTTATTTTTATCCAATTGTTTACTAATTGTTTTATCTATTTGCATTTTTTTTAATTGTTTATAATCGTTATCAACTTGTTTTTTTAACATATTAAACCATAAATTATTCATTTACTACCTATATAATTAGTTATATATTAAAAAATATATGAATAAATAAATATATTATTGTGTTCAATTTAATCATTATATTATACCAATTGTTTAATATAATGAGTTTGCAAATAAATGAATTTGATATGAATAGCTTTTCATTTGATCATTTAAATATTGCTATTATAGGTGTTGATAACAAATACCTTATTAAATCACTAATGTGGTTTTTCAATAGTTCTAATATACAATATGGCATAGTTATTAGTCCAATGGATAAATTAAATCGTGTATATATCGAATATGTACCAGAAGAATTTATTCATCATGAATATAATGATGAAATATTGAATCGTTTTACACACAGACAAAGAACTTTAAGAGATCAAAATAATAGCAGATCGTTTTTGATAATCGATGATATAAAATACGAAAGCGATCAAATGAAAGATTCTGTATTACATTCTACTATTCTCAATAGAAGGTGCTATAAAATATGTCCATTAATTTTTGCTACACAATTACCTTTACAAATTGCACCAGAAATTCGCAGCAATTTTGACTATATATTTTTATCTAATGTTATTGATCTTGATCATAAAAGAAAAATATATGAGTTGTATGCTGGAATATTTCCAACTTTTGAACAATTTAATGAAATATTTGATCGATTAACAGAAAATAATTGCTATATGGTTATAATTAATAGTTCTAAATCTATTAAACTTGAAGATAATATATTTTGGTTCAAACCATTTACAGTACCAGAGTTTATGTTTAGTGTATAAAACACCTATTTTTCTAATTCTTTCTTTTCTATATATTCAGTCTGAACCATACCAGTCCATGGTTCAGCGCGTTGAAATATATCAGAGAATATTTTAGTAACATTTTTCGAATCATTTAAATTCATGTCCATTGTTCTAGGAATCCATTTATATTCTGTTTTTTGTGGCTTACATTGCATAGTTCTCAATGTTAATTCCCTAACAGTAATAACTAAACCAACTATAAATATAATAATAATAATAAAATTATACGATTTCATTATTATTGTGTGATAAAAATTATTTTCTTTTCAATTGAGCTAACTTTTCTTGAGCCTTTTTATATTCTTGATCGATTTTCTCAATAGAATTTTCACTATTAATAATTTCAGTATTTGTTTGTTGAATTTTTTCAGTGGCTAAATTTAATGCATTGGTATCAACAGATGTAGGATTAATAATATTGACTGTATCCATTTTCTTTTCATTTTCAATTACCTGATCAGAAGTTAATGGTTGATCTAAAGGTGCTGATTCCTCAGGAACAAAATTTACACGCTCCGTAGCCAATGTTACAATCTTATTCTTTAGTTCTTCAATAGATAATTTTTGCGTATCAATAATATTTTCACAAACCAATTCATTGGTAATAATATCATTAATATTACTTGATTTCTCTTGCTTCTTTTCTAATTCTTTCTTTTCATTCTTTATTCGTCTTTTTTCGATTGCTGATCTAGTCTTTTGTGCATTCTTTCTAGCATTATTCTTTCTCTCTTCATCGAAATCACGTACCTTATCTTCTTGTTCCTTATATTGCTTCATATATTCATTCAATTTTCCTTCAGCAAATACAGCTTCCTCAGCATTGTCTGCATCGTCGTCCCAAGGTAACCATCTACCAACAGATCCCAAAAAAATATGATGATATGAATCAATTTTATTCAAATACTTTTTACGTCGTTCGGCATCTTCCTTATGTTCATATACACCTCTAATTTTAAAACCTCTAACATTCATATCTAAATCAGGATGTGCATTTACGCTATTTGGTGTCAAGACAGATATCAATGCCCAACGTTGACTAGGGATAATAGGATCTTCATCTAAATAATCATCTGCTGAATCTGTTTGCATATATGTATTATGATATAATATTATTTAAACCAATATAAACGAATAAAATTGAAAAATATAGTTTTAAAACAATAATTAGATTACATTTAATAATGAGTGATATACTTGATAATCTACCCGCATTCGAAATGCCCGAAATCTATTGGAATAATACTGAATTGATGTTAAATGTTGAAAAATCAAAAATTGCTGCAGCAGGTAAGGGCATTTTTACATACGAAGATATTGAAGAAGGTCAATTTATTGGATTTTATAATGGAAGACTAGAAAAGTCCAATGGAAAGTGCGTGGGTGATTATTCTTTCTCCTTGAATAGAGTTTGGTATCTTGATGCACGTTTTTATCCTAGAGCTTATATGGCAATGATTAATGATTCGCATGGAAGTAAATTTAAGGACAATTGTGAATTTGTAACATTGAGTAATGACGAGGATGGTAAAAAATTGGTACCAAAAGATAGAAAAATCTTTTTACAAGCATTACGAAATATTAAAGCTGGCGAAGAATTATATGCTAGTTATGGTGCTGATTATTGGAGTAGTGAAAGAAATTAATTTATAAAAGAATAATTTATTTATTTACGATTAGTATCAATACGAATAATATCGTGACTATCATCATTAATATCGCACCATTTTTTTAATTCTTTATTAAAAACATCAACATCAACATCAGTACCATGCTCTCGATTTAATACACATAATGGTGGACTAGGAGGAATTTTTAACGATTGAATATCAATTCTTAGTTCATCACTATATTTACAATTTGAAGTACGACGTAATGGAATAGGTGGTGAATCAATTGTCATTGATGAAATAACAGAATCGTTAGATGCATTTAAGTTTGTAGATCCAAATCCACCTTCACCTCGAATTGTTTCATTAATTGATTCAACAATATTTACATTGAATGGTTTCAAATTATACATACATATTTGAAACAATTTAGTTCCCTTAACAACAGTATATGGTTCATTAGAAAAGTTTTTTACTGCTGCTTTAATTTCTCCTCTATATCCTGAATCAATAATACCAACACTATTTGCCATCATCAATGGTGTTTTAGATATTGATGACCTGGTATATAAATAATATCCATTATCAAATAATGGTTCGCATGCAACACCTAATCCTAACATCGTTTTATGAAATGGTTCGATAACAACATCTTCGCCACAATAATATAAATCATATCCTGCATCACCGCGTTGGATTTGATCATCATTAGTAAAATGATAACCTTTACTAGTTTCGTTTAAACATTGGATATTTAGTTGCATCTTAATAATATAAATAAATATGAATAGTATGATTATTTTTCAATTTTTAATTACTGGATTTACACACTAATTAGAAACGTTCGTTCTTTAACGTTTCTAATTACCGACCCAATGGATTCCAAATACTTTTTTTACATATAATAGGATTTAAAATATAGTGTTCAAATTCACGATCGCTATATAGTGATCGGTGTATTACATTATAGATATTAAAATCATCAACTTTTGTATCATCTTGCTCTTCCATTGATATATATAAAAAATTGAAATATTAATATATGAAACAATAGTGATATACCTTTACAATGAGCAACTGGGAACAAAATAGAGATGTACAATTGTATTTAAATGGTGAAGCACATACAAAAGAACAATATGCTAATGCATTTTACATTCGAGATACTATAGGATATGTGTTATCATTTGCTCATATACGAAATCATGTATTAACAAAGTTGGGTTTAAACAATATTGACGATTATGTTAATAATGCAATTGTTGCAGAAGGCATATCAATGTTTAAACAACAATTCAATACTGAAGTAGTATCTTTTGATTTAGGTGATTATGATAATTACAATACTAATTCGACAGAGGATTATACAATTAATTATTCATTGAATATAGTGTTAAATAAAATCCTTAATAATGCTCGAAAAAAGAAAGAAAGGTTTGATGAATTGAAGGATTATGCTGATACTAAAACATTGTATGACAATTTGACTATTGATGAGTTTAATTATTTAGGTTGGTAATAGTAATAAAAATGATTTATTTATTCATTTCAAATATTTATTTTATATAACAATGAACATTGATAGATTAAATTTAAAAGGATTAAAATCAGCATTAGTATCATGTCGATTATTCGATGATGATATTGAAGTAACTATTGATGATATATTTAGTGATGATGTAATACATGATTTTAACCAACGAATTGTTAATCCATCAAATATAAATGATATATTAGGTTTATGTACTTATTTAAAAATCAATGATATATATAAATTTATTATTGAAAATGCTGTTCCAATTGAACAACCATATATATTACATAATGAATATATATTACAAATATAAATTACCAAATTACATGATAGAATTTACAGACGAAAATATATGTTGTGAAATTGCATGGTTAAAATATGGCATCGAAAATTCATTATGTAATAAATTGACCATATGTAATGAAATTGCTGTTAATGGAGATTTGGAGTGTTTAATATTTGCTAGACAAAATGGATGTTTAATTACTGAACAAACATTAGTAATAGCAGCTGAAAATACTCATTATAGATGTTTTAAATTTATTCATCAATGTGGTATTGAAATACCCGATGATTTATATAAAGTGGCCATTGAAAATCACGACATGGATATATTATTATATATTATGATGATTTCGAGTAAATGGAAACGTAATACCAAAATCGAATTGACATTAGGTGATTTACAAGATACGATTGGTAATCATTATCATATTGATGATGATGATAATGATTATTAGTTGCTAATTGTATAAATTATATATTGTATTCTGTTACGAATTCTTCCCATGTTGTTCTCAAACTTGAATTATTCATAGCATATTTAAAATTTTTATAATAATCTTTTTGTACACAAATCCATTTCCCAAGTTTTTTAATTTGTGGATCTAAATCCTTTTGAGATGGTTTTTTTTCATACATGATCATATGTTGTTCTACTTTACCAAGCGTATTTATCCACGATTCTTCTATACTAAAAAAATAATCACGATAATCTAAAATAAATTTATCCCATATTGTTCTAAATTCTGGATTACTCATGATATATTTTTTTGCACCATAATTGGTACGTTGATGAACAATCCAATAACCTAAGCGTCGTATTTCTTTGTCTTTATTTGATTCTGTTGGTTTTTTTTCATTATTATCGATATATATTTTAACTTCTTCTAATGTGCGTAACCATATTTCGTTAGAAGTTAGTAAATAATCTTTATATTCTTCCTTAAATTCTTCCCATAATATTCGCAATGAATTATCACTCATAGCAAATTTATTATCTTTATAGTTATTATTTTGACGAATTATCCATGTGGATAATTTTTTTCCATTCAGGGTTGATTCTATTGGGCGTTTTTTATTTATATTTATATATTCTTTAACTTCATTCAATATATTGACCCAATTTTCATCATTTTTAACAAAGTAATCTTTATATTCAATGGCGAATTCTTCCCATTTATTTCGCAATGTTTCATTACTCATTGCATATTTTTTTGTACTATAAGTTGTAAATTGAAAAAATATCCATTTAGCAAGTTTTTTAATATTTTTATCTTTTGAACATTCCGTTGGTTTTTTATTATATTTGTTAATATAATCTTTTGCATCTTGCAATTGAGTTATCCAAGAAATACCATTATATTTACCAACATTTACACTGTAATTATTTACTATTTCAATGCTATTCTTTATTAATAATTTTTCTTTGATAGTTTGTTCATAATAAATATTTGTACTTATTGGTGTTATTTTTGTTAAAAATGTTTCATCATACTCTTTTAATCCAGATAAAATTGACATTAGATCACTATATTCATTACACCATAATATAATCTTGGCTACTTTATTCTTATTATTTTTATCAACACGAATTGATCTGCACATTCTTTGTACTAAACGTATTTTATTAGTGCATGTATATGTTATAAATATCGAATCACATGCAGGTATATCAACACATTCGTCTAATATTCTTATTGATAGAATTATTTCTCGTTTTTCTGAAGTTGAAAAATTATTTAGTATTTTTGTACGACATGATCTTAAAACATCTGATTTTATTATTGAAATATTTAAATCTAATGAATAAAATTCATTACCAAGGAGCAACATATCATGAATTTCGTTTAATTCATCTGTATTTCGACAATAAACAATACATTTTCTATTTCCAAGTTCTTCTAAACATTTGAAAAAATATATACACTTGACACGAATATTATTTTCAATGTGATCAATATTTACTATTGTATTGATATCTTTAATTATTTCATCAATTTTATATATTACGGGATAATATAATTGATAATCAACAACAAGTTTTTCATTTACAGATGATAAAAAAGATTTTTTATATACTATATTTCCCAAATTATATGAATTATCATCACTAAATCCTTCAAGTTCATAAATGCGAGGAGTTGCCGATACAAATAAACACTTATTATTGCTATTAATCAGATTATAAATACTATTATTTTTATCAAATACATTTTTACGCGACAAGTTATGGAATTCATCAATTATTATAATAGCATCATCCAATGAATTTATACAGGATAATAATTCAACAGATACAAATGTACTTGATATGATGAATTCTTTTTTACGACAAAATTTATTTATATATTCTTCATCACGCGTACCATCCATATCAACTAGCAAACTTTTGTATTTACATCCATAATATCGGAAATTATTGAGATTTTGATGAGCAAAAATTCTTAATGGCGAAATTATAACTATCTTTTTGAAATTTTTAGCTATTAAATATGAAATGAATGTTTTACCGGTGCCACATGGTAATGTTATAATAGCTTTATTTTCTGTTTCAAATTCTTTCAGTACAGTATTTTTTGCATCAATCTGATATTTTCGTGCTATAATTTTAATTTGTTCTAATGGCAATAATTTTTCTTTATATAAATTTAAATTAGCTATATAATTATTATTTTTAATTGGATTAATACAATGATCTTTAATGTTAAAATCAAATAATAATTGAGTATATTTTATTTTATTTTTTTCATGTTTTAATACACGTGATATTTTATCAGTTGTATAATAAACTTCTCCAGAAAAACATGGATTGTTTGCCAATAACATAAAAAATCCCGCTAGATTATCAATATAAATACCATTTTCATAACCACATTTACATTGAATAGCATTGAGTTTATTATTTGGAAGTATTTCTATTAAATCAAAACCATGATCTGGTCTATTTTGTGTTTGTAAACGTTTATCATCATATGATTTATAATATCCACAATCTACTAATATTCTCACTGGAGTATCCTTCCATAGATAACAATCATTACCTTTTACTTTATGTATGTAGTTGCGAACAAATATTTCATAAGCATTTCCTTTCATTGTGTTCATTGCAATATATATACTATTGCAATAATAGAATTTTAAATCAATTTTAAATCAAAAACACTTAATTCCCTAATATATATAGCTAGGTTGTTTTTATTGCTATTTGTTTAAAAATTTTTTATTTTGTGTTTATCATAAATATAGATTATATTTATATAATTAAAATAATGAACCAAAACCCAGCAATTAGTTAGAATACCCTAATCCGGCCATGCCGCCCATTACGCGGAAGACATTATAATTTGGCGAGTAAATATTGCACTTACCGGCACTGGAAACAGAGACATTGGTAAGGGTAGGTACTCCGGCAACATTAACGTAAGCCTGGGTAATAAAGTCAATATGAACAGAAGCATTATCAATTCTAGACATATTACAGGTACCAGAAGGCTGATGTTCGGTAGGAGACAAAGCGAATGACAACTGATTAAGACCATCAGTAGGAGTAACCTTGTAGCACTGGTAAGCCTGAACGTAATTGTAATACATACCGTCTCTCTTGGAAAGTCTCTCAGTACCATTCAACTGAACAAGCATTTCCTTGACGGGATTAACGGCTCTATTCAAAAAGACACCGTAATTAGACCAGTCATATACAACACAATCGAGACCGGCAGCAGCATCACCGGCAGTTTCTCTGGTAGCAGTTCCAACAGCCAAGTCAGCGACAGGGGTAGAAACGAGATGATCACCGAGTTGATGTCCAAGGACAACAAGGTTATCAACATCGAGCACGGCATTAGCAGAGTTATCAGCGACAGTGACTCTGGCAGCAGTGATAGCGGCAGCCAATTCAGCACCAAGACCAGTCTTACCTTCGTAAAGATTGGTAGTGGAGCTTAGGTCACCGTAAGCCAAACAAAGACGTCTGGTGGCATCAGCCTTGGTGGCGGCCCAGTCCTTGGGGTTCCAGGCAAGGTACTTCTTACCGGTGGTGTACTTATCCTGTTGGACATTGACATGGATGGCCTTACAGGGATGGTTGAAATCAAGTCTGAACTTTTGGGCCTGGGAGTTAACAGATTCTCCACCGTTATGCTGGACCTGTTCAATAAGATATTCATGGGAAGCCTGGGCAAACTTCTTACGTTCGACACCTCCAAGATAGACGTAATCGACGAAAAGAGAGCAAGAACCCATAGCACCTGAAGCATTAGCGGCATCATAACCACAAACCAACTGAGAAAGAGGGTTGAATTCAACTTCAACACGGGTATCATGATACTGAGTGGCAATCAAAGGGATGGCAAGACCATCGTGATTGCAGCAAAAGAATCTAAGAGGAATATAAAGAGTGGCAGCAGGGGTACCTTGTCCGGGAACGGTCAAAGCATCGGTGTTACCAATCATCTCATCATAGCCACGATCATGGGCAAATTCACGGTTGACTTCGTATTGAATATTCAACCAATCGCCAGTCTGCTTCTCGACGGCGGTACCTCCAACATTAAGTTCAAGGTTCTTTACGACGGCATGGCCGACTCTGGGGCACCAAGCCTGACCAGCAGCCAAAGCAGGAAGCTTAATTCTCAAGTACATCTTGGTAATCAAATCTCCATTTCTCTGGATATTACACACAACTCTCTTTCCGAAATCTCCGGTACCGTTAAAAACCTGTTCAATAGATTCAGTGGCAAAAATAGTATGGCGTCTGTATACAATCTTCCAGTGAGTAATTTGGGGCTTACTGGTCAAATATGCATCTTGTGATCCTCTAGCAACAACTTGTAATAATCCTCCGGGCATGTTATATATATAGTATGAATAGAAAATTATTTTCGACAATTTAAAAACTTAAAAAAATCATTCCTATAATGTTTTTAAACTTCACTTAAAGCCACTAGGTTATTTTAATGTATAATATGTCTTTGTTTAAAGAAAAAACCATTAAATATAATACATTATGTAACAATAATAGCAAAAATAACAATCCTACACAAAATTCGGTAGATGTTAAACATATAGAAATAATGAATGAGTTCGAGAGAAAGAAACAAGAATTACCAAAATTAAAGAGTGAATTAGATGATAAAATATTAGAAATAGAATATTTAAATGACGAAGAAAAAATTAAATTAAAAGTTAATGAATTAATGTTACAAAAAGATAAATTATTATCTAAGATGGAAAAATTAGATAACAATATTGAATCCGAACAATGTAATAAAACTGTTAAACAGGTGATAAATATGTATGAATTAAATAAAGAAACACCTCAAATTAAAAAAATTAATAGACTAAATAAAACTTTTCAGGAATTAGAAACAAAAATTGATCAATATACTAATATTTATAAAAAAAACTGTTTGATTAATGTTTTAAATAATGATAAAAATAATTTAGAAGCAGAAATATATAATATTGAAAACAATACTGAAGAATTAATATATTTTGATGAAACATATGATTTGTTATATGATTATTATAAAAAAGATGATACGCAGAATGAGATACATGAAGTTGATTTGTGTGATATATTTAAAAAATCATATAATCAATCGTCAAATAAAGCAGAGAAAATTAAAATAAAAGATAAATATTTTCAATCAATTAATAAATCACGAAGAAAAAAGAAAGGTGTAATGGATAGAACATGTACTAAATGTAATATACCAAAAATATTAAATTTACACGAAGGACAATATCAATGTATAGATTGTGGAGAAACAGAAACTGTTATAATTGATTCTGACAAACCTTCATATAAAGATCCTATTAATGAAGTCAAAACAAATACATATAAACGTTCAAATCATTGTTCAGAATTATTAAACCAAAGTCAAGGTAAAGAATCAACAGAAATAGAAGAAGAAATTTTTGATGAAATTCGTCATGAATTATATGTTATTGGTATAACAGATTTACAAATAGTTACTAAAAGTATAATTAAAATGGTATTAAAAAATATTGGTAGATCTACAATATCTGAACATGCTGTATATATTATTAATAAATTAAATGGTATACCAGCACCAACAATACCTCATGAATTAGAAGAAACTGTCAAACAAATGTTTGTTACTGTTGAAGATGCATGGTATATATTTAAAGATCCGAATAGAAAAAATTTTATGAATACCAACTTTGTGTTTCATAAAATTTTTGAACTATTAGGAGAAGATGAAGAGGCAGAAAAGTATCCTTATTTAGCAGATGATAAATTAGATGAACATGATGAATTATGGGAAAAGATATGCAATTATCTTGAATGGGAATTTATTTCATCTATTTAATGTACACAATTAGTTTGAGTTAATATATTTGCATCAACTGTAATATTATATGATGGTGCATAATAATCTAATGCTATAAAAACAGTTGTGGAAACAATAGCTATTACACCATATTGTTCTAATGTTAATGTATTTTTTGTTACAATATAGGTTGTTAATATAATTACCATAAACATAATAATATATTTAATAGAATGTTTAATATTATTTTTATCCAGCATATTATCTTTTACTAAGATAATATTTTTATAATCTAATAATAATGAGAAAAATAGCATTTTTATTTCTAACGATCGATGATGTTCATTTCCCCAAGTTATGGTCTCAATATTTTAATGAACAGCATCAACATATTAATATATATTGCCATCCCAAATATCCTGATAAAGTTACTGTTCCGTGGTTAGTAAATAATATAATACCAACATTAGTAGAAACAGAATGGGGTTATATTGTTAATGCATATCATGAATTGTTAAAACATGCTATGAAAGATAAAGATAATGTTAAATTTATTACACTCAGTGAAAGTTGTGTTCCATTGAAAAAATTTTCACAATTATATCGGGAAGTAATGTATGAAGATCATTTAGAAAAATCACATATTAAAAACATGAATATTACAACATATGATTGGGAAACAAGAATTAAAACACAAAAAAATCACGATAAACTTAACATAACATGGAGAAAACATTATGCTAGATTTTGTTTGGCGAGAAAACATGTTACAATACTATTAAATAATCCTGATAAATTAAACTTTTTTGGTAAAATGCACGTTGGTGATGAATTTTTTCTATCAATACTTGGTAATGATCCAGATATAATAGATTTTGCCATAACATTTGATAATTGGAAACGTACAAAACAAAAGGTTGATAAAATTAAACAACAAATTAAACAGACTAAAAATAAGGAGAAAAAGAATAAATTAATAGCATTGAAAGAAAAAACAGGTCGTAATCCTCATTCATATGATATAGTTGCCAAACAAGATGTTCGGGAAGCATATCAATCAACTAGTTTTTTTTGGCGCAAATTTCCTAAATCTAGTAACATAGAACAATTCATGAAATTTAAATTACAAAATACATGGAAAGAAAAAACAATCATATATCCTAAACGTTCACATTTAAAATTAGAACAATTAGATGAAATTGATTATTATGATGAAAATGACAAAGTTATCAACAATATTATTAATGAACGACCAGAACAACATATGGCTAATGATTATATAATGCCTGATATGAAAGTTTTAGAATTGGGTGCTAGATATGGAACAGTCAGCTGTGTAATAAATAACAAATTAGAAAATCCACGCGATCATGTAGTAATAGAACCAGATAAGCGTGTATTAAAAGCATTAATTAAGAATAGAAAAAACCATGCCAGTAAATTTACTATTATTAATGGGGTAATTTCTAAAAAACCCATGACTCTAATACATGCAGATTATGCCACGCGTACAACGAATAATGATATAAAAGATGATAAAAGTAAACATGTTATTGTTAATAATTATTCGATTAAACAAATTATGTATTCTACAAAAGTCAAATTCGATGTTTTAGTAGCTGATTGTGAAGGATGTATGTGTACTTTTTTAGAAGAAAATGGCGAATATATTAAACATTATAAAATGATTATTATGGAGCAAGATTTTCCTAATTTATGTGATTATAATGCTGTTAATAAAAAGTTATTAGAATGGAAATTTAAATTAATTGTTAAAGGTTTTGTTAATGTTTGGGAAAAATAAATTAATCATCTGTATCATCAATATTATTTACACTTAATAATGGAAAATTATTATTTTCTAGAATTTTAAATGCATCTATTAATAATTGATTATCATGACAATATAATTCTACTAATAATGGTAAATTTATATTATTCATAGTTAATATATAATTAAGTTTTCATCACATCGTAACGCTTTTAATAATGGTAAATTAATGTCTTTAATATTTACAAATTGATTATTAGAACAACACAATACTCGTAGCGATGGTAAATTAATGTCTTGAATTTCTATAATTTGATTACCAGAACAGACAAAATTTTCTAATAATCGCATATTAATGTCTTTAATTTCTACAATTTGATTATATTCACATATGAGTGATTTTATTAAAGGTAATTTAATGTCTTGAATATTTACAATTTGATTATTAGAACAATGTAATTCTTGTAACATAGGTAGTTGTAACTTTTATATATTAGCGATTTGATTATTATTACAATATAATTCTTTTAATAAAGGCATTTTTATACCTTGAATATTTACAATTTCGTTATCAGGGCTGAAAAACTATTAAAAACTATTAGGTTAAGCATTGAATAATAACAATTATTAATGAAATCTAAAGAAGTATTAAAAATTCTTGGTGTTTCGAGACCATCATTAACGTGCTATGTTAAAAATGGAAAAATTAAAGCAACAATGATGAAGAATGGATATTATGATTATGACGCTGATTCAGTATATGCATTTATGGGTAAGTGTAGAGAACGAACGAATGTTATATATGCTAGAGTTTCTACATATAAACAAAAGAATGATTTGATAAGACAAGTTGCAAAATTAGTAAATCATTGCCAAATAGAGGAAATAGAAATCGAACAAATATATCAAGAAGTAGCTAGTGGTATAGATTTCGAGAGAAAAGAATTTAATTTATTAATGCAACTAGTTTTCGAGCGCAAGATAGATAATATTTATATTACTTTTAAAGATAGAATATCGAGATTGAGCTTTATGACTCTTGAAAATATATTCAAACAATTCGGAACTTCAATAGTTGTTCTAAATAAAGGTGTATACGGAGAAAAAGATGAACTATTTGAAGAGTTGTTAAATGTAATACATCTTTTTTCTACTAAATCATATTCTAATAGGAAAAAACTATTAAAAACTATTTAAGAACATATTTTACCATTATATTAATAGTAAAATGTCGGAAGAGGTATTAACAAAACCTTCGGCATACAAGTGTTTGACTTTCTATAGCACGTCAAAATACGATAATAAAATATGGTCACATTTGGGAACAATTAGTAAAAATATTTATAATATCACTTTATTTTGCAAAAAATCCTATGATTTATATAAACAACAAACATACAAGACTTTATATAATCTTTATTTAAATGATTTTAGCGGCGATCCAAATAAATACATTCATGGGCAGGTTTTATTCAATCATGGACAATATTCACTAATTAATAAGCACATTAAAGATAACAATGATTATATTTATAAAAAGATTGCCAATGAAATCAAAATTAGTAAATTAATTATCACATCGAATAATGTCATGCAAGTATATCATGCTTATTTATGGTCACTTAAAACTGATGATAATATTTATATTGATGAAATCAATCATGAATTAATTTTTACAAATATTATTAAAAATATAGTTTTTTCAATCTATAGGAAAAATTATAGAATAATCAAGGAAGAAATGTTGGAACATAAAAATTTTCTTTTTATTCGCAAGATATTATTGACGATATAAAAAATAAAAGACCATTGATTGTTCTAAATGATAGCATAGATTACAAATTACTCCTTAGTAAGGAATTTAAGGTTAAATTTTCAACAGATCAAAATTTTGTGGGTCGCTTAGTGTATAAAAAATTAGGTACCAACTATGGTAAAATAGATTCAACTATGATTGGAACAATAATTGAAAATATATATAAATCATATAGTTCATTCTATGAAGCTAGAAAAACCAATTCTCGAGCTCAACTACCTAAATATCTTTTTAAAGATGACAAATTTACACTCAATTATGCGATTTCTAAATGTAGCTTGAACGAGTATGACAAAACTATTCGAGCACATACTTCATCTTATGTATCGAAGAATTTAAGTATTCTTGATAATAATTATGTAAATATAGCAACGAATAAATACATACATAAAAAGCATTTAAAATTAATTGTTCCTAAATATTCAAAAAATAAAAAATGTATAAATATTAAACCAAATAAAAAGAACAGCTATTTTTACAATGTATTTTATGTGAATAAAAACAATGAACATATTGTTGATTCAAAACATATATTCATTCCATATATTGATAAATTACATAGCAAAGAATTAAAAACTATCGAAATTGTTTTTGAAAATGGACGAATTAAATATTGTATTAATTACATCAATGTAAAAAGTGATAAAACGATTAAAAAAGTATATATTGATAGCATTGATACTATATCTATTGATTTAGGAGTTAAAAATTTAATGACTATTTTTGATCCTAATGGTGAACAATATATTATTCCTGGTAATTGTTTGGTTAGTACTAATTTTCATTATAGTAAACTAATAGCATATGCACAAAGTACAAAAAATTCAATCAAAAGACACGAATATGAAAATAAAAGACTTAATATTATCAATGACTATTTTAATAAAATTGTAAAATGGATGGAAAATAAGTACAGTCATAAAAAGATGATTATTGTGGGATATAATAAACAATGGAAAAACAATACCAATTTAGGAAAGAAAAATAATATGACTTTTAATAAAATACCTTTTTGTTCACTCATTAAAAAACTTTGTGATAAATTTATTAATAAAGGAATAATCGTTAAAACTAATGAAGAAAGCTACACGTCTAAATGTGATGCTCTCTCTAATGAAAAAATTTCTAGACATGATATCTATATGGGAAAACGTTTAAAACGTGGTTTATTTAGCTCAGCTCAAGGTAAATTAATTAATGCTGACATTAATGGAGCCATAAATATTATGCGTAAAATATACAAACAATTGGTTTATGACAACGTAAATGTGTGCAATCCAATACGTATAAATATATTTCATGAAGTATTCGTACCAGTGAATAAATCGAGAATAGTGTCTCGTAGTATAAACTGAATAGTTTTTAATACTAAATCACACTAGAACAATTTAATGTTTTTAACATTGATAAATTATTGATTTCTAATATTGATTTTATATCACTATTAGAAATATCCAAATCAGTAATATATTCATTTATTGGTGCACCATCTTGTAACCATTTATTATATTCATTAATTGACCATTTCATTAAGTAATTTAACTATTAATCATTATTATAATATAATTCAATTTTTTATTTAAAATGATATTCGACCATGTAAATATCTATAATATAAGCATGCAATCAATATTGCTGCAGCAATACTTATTGATTTTTTTGTTACGTGCACAATAATATACTATTAATACAAAACCTATCATAAAACCAATATGCGATCCAATTCGTTCTTCAAAAGTATAACGTCTACTACGTTCTATTATAAACAATAATGCAACAACACTTATTTATTTATACATAATTTTAAAAATAAATTCTTTACTCATCATTATTCTATTGTCATATATTTTATTTAGAATGATAATATTATATAGAGTTAATGTCTGGAAGTTTAATTCAAATACTATCAAAAAATAAAAAGGATGCTTTTTTAACTTTTGATCCACAGATAACTTTTTTTAAAACTATATTTCTACAACATACACCATTTTCTATCGATACTATTGAAGAACAATTTAACAAAACTCCCAATTTTGGCGAAGAAGTATTTTGCGAAATGTCTAAATATGGTGATTTAATATCTAATATATTTTTAAAAATCGTTTTACCATCTGTTCATATTAAAAATATATTAGATGCCGATTTATTATCTGATTATTCTGATACAGAAATTACATATGAAAATTATACATTGACAATTGATAATATGATTTTAGAATATAATACTAAAATAATAAATTTTAAAGCTTTTTCTCAATCAGCAATGATATATTGGAGAAATATTAAAAATATACTGAATAATACTACCACTACTTATAATACTATAATTACACTAATTGATAGCATGATTAATACACAAAATGATGTACAAAATATATATGATCAATATGATGATTTCAATGATGTTAAAGTTAATAAAAGTGCATTAAAGTTTAATTTTAGTTTATTAACTAAGATTAAAACTGATTATACACAATATGCCAATTCTATATACAACGATGAATTAACAGTAATATATAAAAATGTTATATTAACTTATCTTGATAATTATGTGTTTTTTCAAAAAGAATATATGAAATTTTTATTATTTTCAAGGGATTTATTTGTTTCACATAGAGAAAAACACGATACAAAATATTATAGATTTGCATGGGTAAAAAATATAGCATTTGCAATAATTGAATGCATTACATTTGAATTAGGTGGTCAAGTATTAGATAGGGTGGATAGTTATATATTAAATAATTGGTATGAAATGAGTACTAAAATAGAATTTGTTGATACATTAAATAAAATGATTGGTAATGTGCAAATTTTAACTGATTATAATGATACTAAAACTCCTACATATACATTATATATTCCTATTCCTCTGTGGTTTTCGCGATATAAATCACAAGCATTACAATGTGTTTCGACAAGGTATCAAGATATAATATTAAAAGTAAAATTGACAGAATTATATAAATGTTGTTTTTTCGAACCAGATGAATTTGGTTCATATGTATCAAATATAAACATCAATGAAGAAATAAAAATCAAACAAATATCTTTAATAGTTGATTATATTCATTTAGGTGATGTTGAACGAACTAAATTTTCGACATTTATTATGGAATCTTTAATAGAACAACATAGAATATTAACATTTCCTAATATACAAAGAAAAACAGTTTTATTACCATTGGATTTTACAAATTCTGTTAAAGACGTATTTTGGACAATTCAGAAAAAATACAATGTTGAACAGATGAAATTATGGAATGATTACGAAACATTTGATGCATTCCCAGGCTTGATTAATGTAACTGGTCAACAAGAACCATATATAAATAAAATATTCATTAAACTTGATAGCACTGTATTTAATAATTATTTAACAAATTTTACTGATTATACAAATGGTATATGTGAAATATTTCATTCAAAGTATTATAATGGTAAATTTAAAATCATTTTGGCAAATGAACAAGTATTAATTATAGATAATGAAAACTTTATATATCCAGATACAATTAAATTTAAATTATACAAACCTACTGGTTTAGAACGACAAATTATTGACTTGGAAAATATAATGATTTATGGAAAAGATTTAATGACATTACGTGATCCTGAATTTTTTACTTTGGTACAAAATCGAGGCAGAAGTAAAACTTCATTACACATACATAAACAATCTTTATCATTAAATCCTGAAGAGTTTCAACCATCAGGATCACTAAATTTCAACGTTATTAAAAATAAACAATTACAATTGATTATTAATGATACAGTGTTAGAACAATTAATTAAAAATGATGATAAATTAATTGTGAGAATAATAGGTAAAAATTATAATACATTACATATAGAAAAGGGTTATGCTAATATTGTTTTTTAGAGTTTTTTATAATATTATAATATTTATCTTTCAATATTATAATATTTATCTTTCAATATTATAATGAGTTTTTACCATAAGAGTTTAAAATATAAAATAAAATATATTCAGCTGGTCGGTGGAAATCCTGATTCTAAATCACTTAATAGTTTACCCAATGATGTTTTGACTAAAATATCCAATAATTTGACATGTGGAGAAATAGTTAAAATGTTAAGATCTGGTAAAATAGCTTCTGATTTTGTATGGGAAGGAAAAATATTACCAAGTGAATATTCAAATCATAATCCATTAAATACGGTATGCACAGGTGAACATGCAAATCATGAAATATGCAACCAATATGTTAACAAATGTAAAAAAGAATATTTAATGAAAAAATATAATAACGATAATTTGGATCAAGTTTTATATTTTTCTATCAAGGCACAAAATGTACCTGATGTTAAATCATGTATTTCATTAGGTGCTAATTGTAATTTTAAAATGCATAATAAATTAATGTTGATATTTACTTTTATTCGTAAGAATGATAATTTTAAAGTTGAAACTAATAATCAAATTAGATTAGCATTGATTGAAGGTGGGGCTACTCCTATTGTATCATTTACAGATAGTGAATTTATTAATAATTCAATAACATGGTTAGAAATTCCTGATACGGTTCAAAGTATTGATAATTTTGCATTTAAGGGAAATAGATTATCAGTTCTCAATATTCCTGATACAGTTCAAAGTATTGGTGCTGGAGCATTTATGGGAAATAATTTACAAACACTTACAATTCCTGACACTATTCAAAGCATTGGTGAATATGCGTTCGACAAAAATCAATTAACAACAATAAATTTTAATAATACAATGCATCATATTAATAATGGTGTATTTGGTAATAATTTATTGACAACACTTACAATTCCCGACACTATTCAGAGTATTGGTATTGGAGCATTTGGGTATAATCGTTTATTAACACTTGTTATTCCTAATACTGTAGAAAGTATTGGCGATCATGCATTCGAATCAAATAGAGCAAAATTAATAAATATATCAATACCTTTAAAATTTAAGGATCGATTGGATGATATATTTGGTGCAGTTACATATGATAGGACAATTATATATACGTAATTTATAAAATTTAAATTAATTTTATAAAATATTTATCTTTTAATATAAGTTAACATAGTTTGAATGCTTGAAGCTCGATCAATATTAAATTGTAATTCTTTAATCAAACGCTTATTTTGCGATATAATACTTGTTCCATCTGTAGAATTTATAACACGATCATAAAGATCAGAAATATCGGCAGGATTTGCTCCAGCGAAATGCAAATCTAAAATCATTGATTCTTCATTGTGAGTACCAATTTGATATTCATGACGAATTAACCATTTATTAGTATCTAAATCAGCATCGGTAGCTGTATTAAGGATATTTGAGAGCGAAACATCCGTAGATAAATTGGCCAATGTTCCATAATTATACTTTCCCTTTAATGTTTTAGTTTGATTGGATGTGCTAGCCCATGTAAAACTAATAGCATCATTATTAATTAATCTAGATCCTTTAACATCATCGAATAATGTTTTTTGATCTGTTAAAATAGTTTGCAATTCAGAAAATAATGGCTTGTCGCTAGCATAAATATCCTTAATACAGCTACCGATGCTGATTTAGATACTAAT